CATTAGTGTAAGCGGAACCGGCGTATTTTCTGTTACAGAATTAGGAATGCCTACGTAATTCTAAGAATATATTTCTGTTGTGCTTTAACATAAAGTACTGCGAACACCACAAGTCATATAATTCTTGTGGTGTTTTTTCATTTAGCCATTTAAAATGATCTATAAGAGTTAATGGATCGGCTTTGTTCAAAGCAGAATTCTTAAACAAATCTGCTGGTGTATAAAGATTTAATTTGTGCAGTATTTTATATAGTTGTTCGTTTCCATTATGTACAAACGGGCGTAATCCTAATATAGGTTTCCAAGTCTTTTCACTTAATTGCCATGGATCATATGATTCCGTTTCTGATACTAGTATACAATATGATTGTTTCCATATATCTAAATTTCCTAGTGTAAACAAATCTTCCGGTCTAGAAAATCTTAAATCTGAAGTATGTAGGTGTTGGTCTGTATCACCAGTTCTTTCGTCTATTATTTCAAAGTTGCCTTTTTGAAAAGTTATGTATGCTCTATCAATTAAGTTGTTATCTATCAACATTTTAGTGATAGTATATCTATGAGGTCTAGATTTTCTATTATACGCTAAAAATGAATATGTAGGATTTTGATCAAGTTGAAGTTCTGTTTCAGAATAAGGGTTCATTAAACCGGGCAATATACTTACCCAATGGTCAGGATGAAATCCTATAAATTCTATTACTGGATTCATTCCCATTAAATCCTTATAATTATCAGTCATAGTGAACCAATGCATCCCGTCAACTAACCCAACTACATAAATCTTAGTAGATTTAGATACAGCATTTCTATTGAGCCATGGGATTAAATTAGGATCATTTGGTTCTAGCCAAGTAAGATTTAATATAAGATTGGATTCATATGTGCTAGTAGCAAGTATTTCTTGCTTTAATTTTTCTATAAATTTCTGCTCAGAATCGCCTATAATATGCGGTTCGGCAGTATAGAATGACCCGTAAAATTCGACTTTCATATAGGTATTTATTTTTCGCAAAAACGATAAATATATTATGCACTCTCATGGGGAGAGTCTTATGCGGTCCCCGCCGCGTAGTGGATTAGAACCCACATAACATAGGAGAAACAAATGGGACGCCCATTAAAAATCGCAAAAGCACAAGCAGTAGTTACAATTACTGCAACAAACGGAACAACAGAAGTAGTTACAACAAGTGCAAATTTTACTAACTTAGGTATCATTGCAGGTATGCCATTTGTACCAGGAACTACCGCAGGTGGTTTAACAGCAGGTACAATGTATTGGATTCTTGAAGTAATCAATGCAGGCAATAACAGTACATTTACTGTTTCAGCAACACCATTGAATGCTAACCCAACATATGCAAAGGTTAACTTATCAACTGCTGCCGGTTTAACAACTTTAGCAACAGTAGCACCAGTAGATGCATATTTCAATAACCCAGTAAGTGGTGCAGGTTATCCTGCAACTAACACAGCAACATACAGTGTTGTTGGTGGTAATACACAGATTTACGGTAACCAAGTACTTTGCAGAGTGGCTATCAGCCAAACTGGTACAGGCACAATTACAGTAAGCACTGGTTCACCAAACATCGATGGTGTTGGTACAGACTTTGCTAATACATTAAGTGATGGTAGCGCAGTATCAACTAGTGATGGTGTATTCTTAGGGTACATTACTGACATTGCAAACGCTAACGCTACATTTGCTACATTTGCGGCAAACTCAGCGGCAAACGCAACTGCATCAGGTTTTGTATTTGCTGATAACGAAGCAGGCTTTATCGTTCGTCAGAAGGGTAAGCAGAAGTATCTAGTAACAGGTACAACATCAGGTTTAACTGGTGCGTGCTATACTGCTAATTTAGCAAACGCAAACTTGTATCCAGGCACAATGAACATTGTTGGTACATACGCAAACGCTGCCACAGTTAATGTACAGAGTTTGAGTGATCACACAGCAGAGTTGTTTACAGCAACTTCAGGTACAACAGCAACAGGCACTGATAATATTAATAATGCTTCACCAGCATTCTCAACATTCAACACTGCTTATGCTGCCAATACATACGGTGGTCAGCCATACCCAATCGTAACTATTAACAAGGCCTAATAGATCATGGCTCAGGTATCATTAATCAAGGCTGAAACTGATATCGCTGTACTCCAAGTACAATATAAAAACTTGGATGAAAAGGTCGATGAGGTTAAGGCCGAGTTGAAAGATATTCGTGATGACATGACCAAAAATAGTGATGCCACATTATCACTTATTAAAGAATTTCAACAGTCAAATGTTGATGCTCATAATAAAATGGCAGGTAAGATATCTGCATTAGAGAAGTGGAGATGGATGCTTATGGGCGCAGGTATAGTTATCGGCGCATTAGGTTATCCAACTATAGGCAAAATGTTAGGTATGCATTAAAACAGAAAAGCGATCTTAGGATCGCTTTTCTACTAATGACTTCATCTTTTCTCTAACTACATCAAAATTAATGGTACTAAACAATCCTGGATGTAATGGTTTAGGATAGTGTTCATCTACCACCCACGCATATCCACAATGTTCTTCGTTTAATGTAGGAATAAATTCACTTTCTACTGTGCAAAAGAATGTATGATACGTGAAATTATTATTTACAAACTTTTGAATAGGTATTAATTTCCAATCTTTATTCCAAAAATCTATTTCTTCCAGGCACTCACGTTCTAGACCTTCTAACAATGTTTCATTCTTTTCAAGTTTACCACCAGGAATACTCCAAGTAGGATTTTTATCTGAACGTAACAGATACAAATATCTACATGTTGTATTACAATAAAAGAAGATTCCAGCGGCGACATTCATATAATGATTTATCTTAAATTAAATCACTATAGAATAATCTCCCTGATCATACCAGCCTTCGTATGATTTCATCCATTGTCCTTCTATATTAACGTAGCGGTATTGAATACCAGTAGTTAAATTAGTGACGTATTCTACAGTTGTGGCTGCTTGACTATCAAATGAAACTTCCCACTGACCAGTGCTACCGTTGTATTCTACAATGTCATTTGCATTAGCAACTAAGTTACCCCATGCAATTGTGCTAGTACCGTCGGTTCCTATTCTGTCAACGAGAAGATATCTTACTCCACCAACGGGACCTGGCAAACCCGCGTTTGGTCCAGTGAGCAATGGATTTATGACGCTGTTGACAGGTGCAAGGGTATTTTGTGGAAGTGTGTCGGGGTCAATGTTATATATTAATAATCTATCATCAAGCGGGTCAGGAACAATTGTACCAACAATGTCATCTTCCATATATGGATTTTGCAACCATATTTGACTTACACCTGGCTTTACCTTACCATATGTGTTTAATAAACTACTCCAATACAAATCTGTGTTAGGTGGAGGGGGATTATCTAAATTAGTATTAGGTGGATAGAATGCTTCATTTTGAGGTAGTAACTGTAATGTATTACCTATCAATAGTACCTTATATCCAAATGGTGTAATCTTTTGTCGTGTTCCTAATAGCAAGTCATCATCTTGTATGTCTTGATATGCTTTACCTTTGAATATACTAGCGATAACTTTGTGAATAACGCCCATCTTTTTAAGTTTAACTGAAGTACTGATCCATATAGGCATATAGAACTTCCATGTCATAACGTCAATAGGATTACCTGTGCCTTGCGGGATAGTTCTACTAGTAAATGTTAATCCATCTTGGAACACTACACTTAGTGAAGTCCAATCTATAAAGTTATCAGTGCTTTGTATTTCAAGTGCTGGGTTGAATATAGCACCCAACTGTTCAATAATTTCTAACTTTTGATTATAGTTTGTAGTCCAAAAATCTACAGTAACTCTTAATGTATATGGTGCAGGCATCAATCGTTCAATTGTAAATGCTTGACTTTGTGTGGTATCATATGTTCCTGTATCAGGATCATATTGACGTTGACGTACTTGTAACTTTTCTACGAATGTAGGGTCTTGCAAACGTCTTTGGTCGTATTCTAATGCTGTTATATAATATGTTATCAAGGGTGCGCTAGGCAAATTACTAGCACTATTGTTAGCAATAATCGTACTTGCTTGTCTACTACTATCACCGTACATTACTGGCACACGAATTAGTATGTCATTACCGTTAGGGTCTTTGCCTTTGGTAACATACCAATTGCTGAATATTTTTGCAAATTGAATTAAGAATCTGCGTATCTGATTGTCGTAAAAAAATTGTGCCATATTTAAATTTCGGGTGGTATAATATCAGGTGATCGTTGTAAGACACTAGATAATGGTTGTGCTTCAGGAACAAACTCACCAGTGTTATTTAGATATATTTGATTTTCGTTATTAACAAATCCTGACACCAATGATCTATCGGCTGCTGTAAAGCCAGTGTCTGTTCTAACATTTTCACTGATTCTAACCCAAATTTGACCATCCCAACGGAATAGTATCTGTGGGAAATAATCAATACGTAAGAAGTAGTCTCCTACTTGAGGATTCTGTGGGAAACTAATACCAGCACCAGTTGGTAATCCATTAGGCGCTTGACCATCACCTGTTAAGTATCCAGCAATATAACCGAATGTTTGTGGTGTGTATCTTGTTATATATTGGAATCTTGGATCACAATCTGCTCTATAATCCATTTGTGTACTGATTGTTCCAGTGAATCCGGGTTGTGTTGGGTCTTGGTCTGCTGTTGCATATGTATTATCAGCAGTACCATATGGACCTGTAATTACACCCAATGACTGAACCATAAGTGCTTTAGTTCCACTAACAGGTCCTGATCCAGTGTCTGTTCTCTCTGGTGGCAACTCTACTGTTTCTAATTG